GAAAAGGCACTATATAAAATCGCGGTAATAACGCATGTTTTATTAAACTATGAGAATCAAGATAAATCATTAAATGTCCCTGCATTAAAGCAGTCGCTAGAAACCACGATATTACAATTAAGGGATTACAATAGCGGTGATAACCAATGAATCCAAGTAAATTAAATAAACGAATCATACTAGAACGAAAATCATTAGAAACAAAAGATGAGGAAGGGAACGCTATTCCATCTGAATGGAAAGAGTTCGTTAAGGTGTGGGCAGAGGCTAAAACGCCATTTGGTACAGGGTTTAAATCAGAAATATTTCAAGGGAATGCAGAGTTTGTTATAAAATTGATAAATTTTACAATCCGATATCGAAAAGGCATCAATTCAGCAATGCGCGCAAGGTATGATGGCAAGCTATATGAGATTAAGTCAGTTATTGATATCGACGAACAGCATAAGGAAATGTGCCTAATTTGTGAGGAGCGATCCAATTGGCAGAATTAGAGGTCTTCGGTATAGAAGAATGGATTCGTGAATTAGAGGGTTTAGGTCAAGATGTCCCTAAAATTACAAAAGAAGCATTAAAAGCGGGTGCGGGAGTATTTAAGCAGAAGCTAGAATTTAATTCTCCTGTAGGACCTGAACCAAATACACCAACACCAAAGCAACCGTGGTGGGATGGGAAACATGCTAAAAATGCTATCGAAGAGGGAAGAGTCGTAAAAAAAGGCGGCTCTTATTTCGTTGAAATAGGATGGGATAAAGCGGATCGATCACCTCACTTCTATATGAAGTTTCAAAATTGGGGAACTAGTAGAAATCCTAACCCTCCACATAAAGGCTTTGTAGAGAAAACATTGGTTCAGAGTGAAAAAGAGGTGTTGCAAGCAATGGAACGAGAATTTATGCGTAGGGTCACAGGGCGATGAAGAACTTCAATAAAGATGTGTTCGATGTATTACGTACAGATGCAGTTATTAAATCGGAGTTAGGTGGAGAATTCATATATCAGTTTGTAAAAGGTAACGACAATACACCTATATGGATTACATTTTCTGAATTAAATACATCTCCAGGAATGTATGCGGAGAATGAGGAAACAACCTCAAACGTTATGTACCAAGTTGATATATGGTCAATGTCACCAATCAAAACACAACTAAAAACCGCAGTTGAGGCAGCTATGAAAAAGCTGTCTTTTCAGCGTTTAAGCACCTATCCAGATTATGAAATGGATACAAAAATTTATCGATATGGTTTTCGTTTTGTAACGGAAGTCATAAATTAAGGAGGATAAAAAATGATTATTGATTTTAGGGATTTACATTATGCAGTTTTAACTGAAACACCAGATGGTAAATATACTTACACTACACCGAAAAGAATCGGTAAAACAGTTAGTGGTAAAGCTTCACCTAAGGCAGAAGGAGCAACTTTTTATGCAGAAGGCGGACCGGCAGCAACAGCTAGTGCATTCGGTGGTACTGAAATCGAGTTAGAAGTTGATAAGTTGTCTTTAACGGTTTACGCGGAATTATTAGGTAAAAAGGTTGTAAAAGGTCAAGTTGTTGATAATACAAGTGATGTTCCTCCTTATGTAGCTTTATTGTATCGTTTACCATACGACAACGGAAAAAATTTATATGTGTGTTATTACAAAATGAAGTTTGAACTTCCAAGTGATGAACATAAAACAGCAGAAGACAAGCCAACATTCCAAAGCGCAAAAATTAAAGGTAAGGCAATTCAACGTGCGGATGGAAACTGGAGACATCGATTAGATGAAGAAGAAATTGGATTTGATGCAGCAGTTGCAGCGAATTGGTTTAAAGCAGTACCAACTCCACCTGTAGTAACGCCTTAATAAAATAAGAATAATGGGATGGCAAATGTCATCCCTATTTTAATTTAGGAGGAAAAATGAATGAAAATTACTTTACAGAATGCAGAAGGTCAAAAAGATTTTTATTTACCACAGTTTATTCCGGGTTCGGCCACTTTTGAAGCATCTACACTAGCAGACGAGTTACACGCAGAGCTTGTTCCGAAAGAAACGATAGAAAGAGCATCTAATTTCGTAGCGCGTGTGTATGGCAACCAATTTACGGCACAGGAGTTCGTTGATGGTACGCATGTATGGTTTCTAAGTCTTACAATTCATTCTATTTGTTTAACAATCATGGGCCGCTTAAATGAGGCAATACAGGTAATGGAAACGGTAGAAGATGCGAAAAAAAAGTTGATGGAACAACTAGAAATGAAGCCGAAGGAAACACAGTCAAGCATCAAGACATCGTAATCAATATTTATAACTTATTAATGGATGCAGGAATGACCCAAAACCAAATCAATGAGATGGATATTGCGTTTTACTTTACCTGTTTAGCAAGAAGACAAAAAGCTAATCGAGTGACAACAGCAAATCAAGCGCCGGCTTGGTTGTAAAGGTAGGTGAGAATTGAATGGCACTAGGTAATAATACAATTGGTGGTCGTGTCCGGTTGGATACTGATCAGTTTGAAAACGGGATTGCAGGTATTAATCGAAGTCTGAAACGAATCGATGCAGAGTTTAGAAATACTTCAGAACAGTTACGTGGCGTTGGCTCTGAGATGGATCAGCTGGAGAATAAGACAAATCATTTAAATCAAAAGATTGAAGCGCAAACGCAAAAAATGAAGCATTATGAGCAAGCTTTAAGGACTTCACATTAAGGACTTCACAGCAAAAACAACAAGAAATGCGCCAAAAGTGTGAGCAATTAGCTACATCAATGCAACAATTGGAACAAGAAATACAGCAAAGTACACAAGCATATGGCAAAAATGCGCAAGAAACAAAAGATTTACAAGCTCAATATAATCAATTACAGCAAGAATATAAACAGGGTACACAATCTTTACAACGATTAACAGCACAAGTTTCTCGGAATGACACAGCCTTTAACAACGCTTCAGCAGCATTACATCGTTATAGGAATGAATTAGGCGATACACAAGAAAGAATGGAACAGTTAGGTAATGTTTCTGGAAGATTGCGAGAACGCATGAACGAAGTTGGAAACACAATGCAAGATACTGGCTCAAGAGTTAGTCAAGGATTTGGAGCGGCCGCAGTTGGTGTTGCGGCAGGTATTGGTGCATTAGTAGTAAATGCAGGTCAATTTGAAGAAGCAAATAAAAAAGTGCAAGCTGGTTTAGGGTTAACGAGAGAAGAAAGCTTAAAAGTTAGTGCTGTAGCAAAAGAAGTATGGCGTGAAGGATATGGTGAGGATTTAGCTAGTGTCAGCGATTCTTTAGTTAAAGTAAAGCGTAATATCAAAGATATTAATGATGATGAAACATTAAAACAAGTAACTCGTGACAGTGAAATCTTAGCCGAAACGATGGAGTCTGATGTAAACGAGGTTACCCGTGGTGCAGCTCAATTAATGGGGCGTTTCGGTTTATCTGGTCAACAGGCATTCGATTTATTGGCACAAGGATCGGCTAAAGGATTAAATTATTCAAATGAGTTATTTGATAATTTGAGTGAATATGGTCCTTTATTCCACGAAATGAGCTTTAGTGCTGATGAAATGTTTACGATTCTGATTAACGGTAGTAAAAATGGCGCTTATAATCTCGACTATGTAAATGATGTAATGAAAGAGTTTGGTATCCGTGTTAAAGATGGTAGTAAGTCCACAACAGAAGCGATGGGCCAAATGAGTAAGGAAACACAAAAAGTTTGGCAAGCAATGTTAGAAGGGAAAGCTACTTCAAAAGATGTCTTCAATGCCGTTTTAAATGAGTTACGAACAACTGATGATCAAATTAAAGTAAATCAGTTAGGCGTGGCACTTTTTGGCGTGAAATGGGAAGATCTCGAAGCCACTACTATGTTATCTCTAAACAATATGGAAACGGGTTTAGGAAACTATAGTGGTGCAATGAATAAAATGGTTGACGGTTATGATACGAGCGCAAAACAATGGAAATCTGTAACTAGAGAATTACAAATTGCACTAGAACCACTTGGTAAGGTGATTCTAGATATTGCTAAACAAGCTATACCGGAACTAAAAGAATCAATTAAAGGGGTAGCAGATTGGTTTAACGGATTAGATGATAGTACAAAAAAAGTATATGGTACATCATTATTATTAGCTCCAGCAGTGTTAGGGGTAGTAAGTGCCCTTGGAATGCTTTCTTTTGCTGTAGGTGCAATTATAGCGAATCCGATTGTTGCAACAATTGGTGGGGTTGTAATTGGCTTAGGAGCATTAGGATTTGCTTTTGCTGAAGCTGGTAAAAAAGCGAAACAAGCAGAAGAAGATAGCAGAAAATACGGCGAGGGTGTAAGTGAAGGTACAAAAAAAGCACTTGAAGGATACGTAAATTTAAAAGAAAAAGCTTTTAAAACGTTAGACGAAATTCCGGTACTTACTGGTGATAAAGCAAGAGAAGCCGTACAACGTGCTCATGATGAGTTCGGTAAGTTAGCGGATGAAGCCATCCAAGCAATCAATAAAGATAGAGGGAAACTTCAGGTGCATTTAGATAGCTGGTTCTCTGGTGAAACAGATTCAGCAGTATTAAGAGCGAAAGACAAAATTCTTAATGACCAAATGGAAGTATTCAAAGCGCAAGAAGAAGCAGTTATCAAAGCGAATGAGAAAATTCAGAGCTTACTCACACAATATAATGGACAGATATATAAGATGACTGCAGCTGATAAGTCTGTTTTTCTGACAGCTTTAAAAGCTATCGATAGTGAAGTAGGAAAAGCAGCTTCAAAAAGCGTAGATGAGATTCAAAAAATAGGTAAAGCAATGGATAACTTCAACAGCAATACTTCTGTTGAAACAATTCAAGGCAAAGTAAAAGATTTAGGTTCTGAATATAAAAAATTGACGAACGAGTTAGATAAGGCAAGGCAGAAAGAAATAGAATTTGCAAAAAGTAAAATAGCGGATACTAAAGGGCAAGAGATTGCGATTGCACAAATTAATAAAAAATACTCTGATCAGTCTATTTTAATAACAGAAGGATATAAGCAACAACTTCAACAAGCGCAAGAAGTGTTAAAATCTAAGGGAATTGAAATGGATTTAACAACGGGTATTACGAAGGCTGAAACTGAAAAAATTAAAATACAAGGTCGAGGATTTGGCGAATACGTAAAGAATTCGGAAAGAATTGAGAGTACGAATGAAAATTTATTTAAAAGACTTCAAGATAGGGCGGCAAAAGAGTCTGATTTACGTAAGAAAAGTGCTGATGAGGTAAAAAGATATGGCGAAGCACTAATTGCCAATTCTAATACTGTTTATGATAGCCTTTTCCAATCAACTCGTGAAAAGGCAGTAGAAGTTGCGAATGATATTGCCGTTACCTTCGAAGATGGAAGCAAAGCAATTGATTTAGGGGATCAGGGTCGGGTTGCAGTAGAAGAATTCGTTGAAGGAATTAAATCTGGGAAGTACAAAGTAAATGATGTAGCAATTGCTCTAATAAATACAATGCGTTTAGAAATGGGGAAAGAACCTTTAACTACAGAAGGTATTAAGGTAATGAATACATTTGCCGATGGATTAAAGCAAATGAACGTTACAGATATTGCTACAAAATTAAATCTTGATCTTAAAAAAAATTTAGAAATTGATTTAGGACCACTTGGCAAAATGACATCAACACAATTTGTAAATGGTTTGAAAGAAGGCACAGTTGGTATTGACGCTGTGTTTATTTTTTTCAACAACATTTATCTAAATTAACAGCAACGGATTTATCCCAAGATGGAACAAAAATCATGTCTACTTTAAAAACAGGCATGGAAATGGGATTCATCGGTGTACAAGATGTATTTAACAAGTTAGGAATAACACTGGACGATCAAACAAAATATGATTTAGGTCCTAATGGACAGTTTACAGCTAGTTCTCTTGCACAAGGGTTGCAAAACGGACAAATTAACATAGATACAGCGCTTGAAGTCATTAGACAAATGGTTGTGCAAAAAACAAATATTGATACAACTCAACAAGGTTCAAATATCTCACAAACAACCGCAAATGGAATTGCTAGTAATACAGCTCCTGAAAATGCAGCAACAGGGAAAAAACAAGCTGTGGAAGGTATTATGGGAAGTACAACCGATGGCGGTGGAGGGAATAAGAGCGGTAGTGAATTAGGACAAGGGATAATAAATCAAGATGGCTATATTAGAGGAAGTGCTTTGCAAGTAGTTGCTAGTGCTCATGGCGCTTTTAACACGATTAATGGAAGTCCAGCAGGTAATCAAGGTGGTCAAGGTTTTGCTAGTGGTATCGTTAATCAAAATGGTCATATCCGAGGAAGCGCTCTTGAAGCTGTAACTTCAGCGCATGCTGGCTTTAATAACGTTAATGGTACACCGCACGGTCAAAAAGGTGGTAGTCAGTTTGCTCAAGGTATGGAAGATACAAAGGGGCAAGCGAGATCGAGTGGTTCTAATGTAGCGGAAAGTGGTAATTCTGGTCTGAAAAGTGTTAGTTCGATCAGTCCCGGTGAAGCATTTTCTAGTGGATTTGCTTCAGGTATTTCTAATGGTAAATGGAATGTACAAAATGTAGCAGCTAGTTTAGCACGAGGTGCATTCGATGCTTTAAAGGCTACACTTAATATGAACTCTCCATCAAGATTAACACGTGATCAGGGCGGTAAACCTTTTAGTGAAGGTTTTGCGCTGGGTATTCAAAAAACATCTTATATGGCAGAGAATGAAAGCCGCACTCTTGGGACGAATGCTTATAAGTCTCTTGTAAATACGCTAAAATCCAATAATTTAGCATTTGCAGGTGTTCAAATGGCGCAAGGACTTGCAGCCGGTATTAAGAGTCAATATTCTGTAGTACGAGATGCCTTGCAAGGTTCTGTTACAGAGGCAATTGATGGTATTCGTTCTATAAAACCAGAAGAAATATTTAGTTTTCAAGGTGATGATCCACTAACGAAATATTTCAATGCAATCTTTGTTGATGGAGATTGGCAAAACGATTGGATAACACATATCCCTGAAAGTATGCGTGATATGGTTAGAGAAATCGGACGTCAAATGGAACGTTTTGAAGGACTTTCAATTTATGATGTCGGTAATCTTTCTAGATGGAGAGAAGTGTTATCTGATAATCCTAATGTTATACAGTATCGACCAGACAATGATAATCCAGATAAGGGACAATATATGCCATATAGTAACAGAGACCTTGCACAACAAAGACCATTACAAATTGTAATAGATAG